GCGATCAGTATGATTACTGCGGATAATATGACACTCTCGGCTGTACTCACTGAGATCCCACAGTATCGACTTAGTAAGTTCCCGATCATCGTGAATGGTTTGCCGATAAGCCAAAGGTGTGCCCTCAGCCCACTTGCTAATTGTATTAAAATCAATTTCATCCCCGACCACCAATACTGAATCAAACTTCTCCCGCCTTGCCAACTTAATAACATTTTTTACAGCTGCCTCGTGATGGAAGGGCACCTGCAGATCTGATATAACTAAATACCTAATCTTCATCCTCACTAGGAGTTGGAATAACTGGGATAATGCCCTTATCGCCTACTACCCAATCGGGCATAGACTCTGGGCTATCCATTAGATACAACGCAACAGACTCACTAAAACCAGCCTTGCGTGCAGCTTTATACATTTCGTGCTTGGCAATATAAAACACCTCTAGCTTAGATAATGGGTCAGGTGTTCTACGCACCCTGCGCCTATTTATCTTTTTGCGTTTACGTGTGGTTGCCATATGAAAATTATGACTTACTGATTAACATAAAGAGATCATCAACACGCTTTTCTAGCCTCGAACTTCTTTGGTCAATTCGATCAACGGCGTCTTTTATCGAGCTGCCACTATTCGGCCTAAGCTCATTAAGCCAGCCTTTAACTAAGAAACGTAATCCTATTAGACCGCCTGATAGCACGGCGATAACGCCAGAAAAAAAGCCAGCCCATTCGGTAGGACTCATTTTTCATTAGCACCGATGCCATAGGCAATATCGGATTTATCTAAAGCCCTAGCTGCTGGCCCTGCGAGTGCTGCAATTACTACAGACAGCGCTGGGTCTAAACCTAATTCATTACTTGCCAAGAATGTTAAAAATGATACCAATACGCCACGTGCGTATGACTTTAGTATTGCCTTCTGTTTTTTGCTTATCTTCATATTTTGCCCCCTAGTAGTGGTATATCAAACGGCCTTGCATCTTTGTCGCCTAACTTTGTAAAGCTAATATGTATGTGTCGCTTGTGTGGATTTACGCCACGATACTTACGCCATTTCCAGTTTAATATCTTGCTAGCGATGTGTCCGTTATGGATGACGTAAGATAAACGTTTATCGGTTTTGCCAGCGACTCTGATCTGGTCAGCCACATAAGCACTGATCCCTTCGGATGAACCCAGGCGAGAATCAACATCAATTGCTCTGACCCATCCATTTTCGTCTGGAGAATGATCCGATTTTCTGGCGGCGTGACGGCTATCGCCCACCCACCCATCACTGGCAGTACGCCTATCTGGAAACCACGTATCAACTTGATCTCTTAACTGCACACCAGCTGCACATAACTTTGGTTTCATTATGCTGCAGGTTTACCTAGTGATAGCCCTTCGGGAATTGGCTTTGTATATTCCCATTTTGCAATGTAAGCACCATCTCCATCATCTTGCAAAATAATTTCATTAGTAAATGCAGCAAAATTGTTATCTGCTATTTCAGGATATTCCTCAACAATTTGTTCCCAAAGTTTCATATTATGCTCCTAAGTAATAGATTGAACACCAAGACAAATCCTCATCTATATTCAATGACCCACTAGAATCTTGATATACATATACGGACAAATAATCTGTGGCAACTAAATTGAATACGCTATTAACAGAAGCAGTTAAACCACCAGATCCTTGACCATTTATTCTTTGATCTGTATTAGCTGCTGAACCATTTTTGTAGATAGCAATTCGTCTTTCACCTGTTGAACTGCCAGCAAATAAAACTGATGCAGAAATCGCCCACTTACCACCTTTGCCAGCAGGTACAGTAAATCGATCAGTATTTGATGAAGTGTCGTGAATAGCGTCTGTGTCATAAGTATTAGAAGTCCATAAACAAGCTGTAAAAGTTGAATTGGAAATTGATTGTGCTGCGCTACCAATTCGAGTTGATTTAGCACCAACAAATGTTGAACCGCCAGCAGGAGTTGCCCAAGATGGCACACCACCAGCAACAGTTAATACTTGACCTGTACTACCAATTCCCAACCTAGCAGGTGTTGATCCGCTTGAAGAATAAATAGTATCGCCAGTAGTTGTCATTGGATTTGTCATACCTGTTGTGTCTAGGTTTGCCCAAGTACTGCCTGTATAGTAAGTAGTTACGTTTGTATCTTTAAGATACGCAAAATTACCTTCTTGCGGTGATGTTACAGCTGCATCTCTAGCAGCGGCGCTGGCAAACACCCAGACACCCTGCATTAAGTAGCCATCAACATCGGCTGCGGTCAATACCTCGCCTGTCGCAAAGTCCTTAAATCCTAATCCTGCTGCCATTTTTACTCCTTAGTAACTGAGCACATTATAGTCTAAAGTGCCATAGATATTGTTATTTAAAATTAGAGCGTCTATTACAGGTTCTAAGGTCGTAAAAACCACTCTAAAGCTGTTGGGTGTTATGACGTTTTGCACGCCAAATATCTGCAAGGTTTTGTCTAGGGTAGATCCACCTGGCTGGGTAGTGACTACTCTGATTGGATCAAAAAAATCAAGCTCTAAGGCTGCGATTATGCCTGCGTTGTAATTGTCTGTGTATAGGTCTAACTCGATGGAATCGCATCGCACGCTAGTCTCGGCACGGCTGGCTGTATAAGCCTGTGCGTAATCTAGGGCTACGCCATCGGTTTGCATTAGCAGGTCTTGGATCTGGTAACTATGGATAAAATACTTATCGATTGAGGGCTGGTTAATAGCAGTCTGTGGCGTGCCACCTGTCCTAGTAACAGTAGATGAGTTGAAGATAAGGGTGTCATCTAGTTTCCAATTAGCGTTAGCGTATGGGATACCTGTGCCATTATCGTTAAATGTAGTTACTGTGCCACCTATTGAGCCAGCAGTGACAGATCTATCTTGAAATACAAACTCACCATTAGCATCGACATAGAATGCGCCATACTCTGACTGGGCTACAGTCTGCAAAGCGCCAAGTGATGTGCGTAGTGTGCCTGGATCGTTTTGCAACGTAGTTAGACCTGCATCAATATCACGCATCGTTGCTGGCCAGTCGATCTGATCTAATATCTGATTTACACGTGTACCTGATAAGTCGCCAGCAGTAGCACCTGCCACAGTGGTTATCTGCGCATTGTTGGCTAACCTAGAGGCATCTACAGCTTGTATAGTTGTATAGGCCACCTCTGTAGCATCTTTAGGTTGGGTATTAACATAACTTGTAATAAAGCCTGAAAATATAGGATAAGTCGTAGCGCCATAGGTTGCAGTGATCTGCACCTTCTTCATAGGTGTTAAGTCAGGAGCATAGGGGCTTAGTGGGTTAGTTGGGTTAAAATCGCCATTTTGATCTACTATGCGTAGCGTTAATTGCCCTGTCTGAAATTGATCGAATAAAGGGTTACGACCTCTAGTGGTTTGTATGAAGTTAATTTGATTTGACACATCAACAATAATGGCTGCTGAGTCTTCTAATATGTTTACATCTAATATGCCAGTATCTAAAATCATCGCCTGGGCAAAGGCTGGCCCAGTCGAGAAGTTAATATAAGCGTTTATTACTGGTACTGTCACTGGAAGGCTATCGATCCTGCTGGTACTAAAGCTCCATTACCAAGTTTAGTAATGTTGCCTAGAGCATTTTGTATGTAAACACTTAGGTCTTGTTCGCTAGTTAATACTGCGCCTGTGTTGACTGTAACTTGTGGTCCTGCTGTAGGTGCTGCTGCTGCGGCAGCTGTTGTGGCGGCTGAAGGTAATTGTCCTGGCACGGCATATTGTCTCATCTGTGCTAAGAACGCATCGGCTTGTGCCTGTAATCTTGCAGATGAGGCAGCCAAGCCTGCTGCTGCGCCTGCTTCGATTCCCATAGTTTTAAAGTAATTTGTAAGGTTTGTAAAAATTTGATCGTATTTATTAGGTAAAGTATTAAGGGCATTAGCAGCATTGTTAGCACTATCGGCCAATAGATCGGCAGCTGTCTTAGCATTTAACTCTGCGAGATATTTTCTAGCCAAAGCCTCATTATTATCAAGTATTGCTAATTTAGCCTGAATGCGCAATTTAGTCTCAGCATCGGTAGCCTCGCCCAATGCCTTCATTAAACCTATGCGCTCAACGTCAAACTTCTCTGACAGTTTATCTAATTCTGTTTTAGCCTTTAATTGTGCATTTTCTAGTTTGCGATAAGTTGTGCCTGTTTTAATTTGTGCTAATTGTAATCTGTTTTCTCTGGCGTTAGCATTGTTAAGAGATGGTGATGCAGAGGCCCTGGCGTTAGCACCAAAATTACTTAATAGGCCTAATGCTCGTCGAGCAGCATCCCCACCTGGTTGCAAGCGTGCTAATACGTCACCCAACTTACCTTCATTGTTAACTGCAATTAATTTATCTGATCTTCTAATTAACTCAGCTAAACCAGCAATAACGTTGCCAATAGCCGTGCCAAAATTTTCCATCTGCTCTGCTGCGTTTTGTATGCTGTCATCTTTACCTAGCATAGACAGCGCATCTACTAAACCTGTACCGATTGCCTTAGTTGCTTCGTCTGCACCTTTTTTTAATACATCCATTTTGCCAGCATAGGTATCTAACCTGGCGGCTGCTTGGCCGCTAAAGCGTTTGTCTAAAGCTTCCATAATTTTGTTCATATCGCCACTAGCAATTATGTTGGCATCTATACCTGTATTAAGGTTTTTAATTGCTTTGGTTTGACCTCTAATGCCGCTAGCAATAGCAGATATAACAGTATTTAAATTTTCGCCTGTGCCTGCCGATATGTTTAAAGCAGATTCTAGTGATCGCTGAGCTAGATCAACTGAGCCAGTAAGGTTTAATAATGTTTGAAATGGCCCTCTTAGATCGACAAGTATGGCGTTAGTTTTTTCTAAACTCTTTATATAACCTTCAACTTCATCTACCCTAAAAGCGTTGCCAGTATTTTCAAGCTGTAGTTGTAAACGTTTTGCTGCGGCCTGATCGTCAGTAAATGCTTTAATTGCTTTTTTACTAAAACCAACAATAGCTGCTGCGCTAAAGGTTACGCCAAATGCCCTACCTAAACTTTTTATTTCTTTGCTAAAAACGTTTACATCTTGCTTGGCTTTTTTAAGGGCTTTGCCATTCCAGGTGGCGAGTGCCGAGACTACTACGTTGGCCATTACGCTGCCTTCTTTATCTCTGTTGTTTTGTTAAAATCAACAGCGGTTGCATTTATAGCGTTTAAGATTGCTTGGTATACCTTAGGACTGCGGTTAGCAAAGGCTTTGTATATGAGTCGACCCTTGGTCTTTGTGCCACCAGATCTAATTCCCTTTATCTTAGGTTGAGAAGTAACAGGCTCTAATGCGCTAACAAACTGATAGCCAGCAAAAGGATTATTAGAGCTGTAATCACGGGTAGATCGTTTCTTGCCTGATTTCTTGCCTTCGTATCCTTGTATGTTGCCTAACTCTTTTAAAGTTGTGCTCATAATAGGTGCTCTGCCTTGTGGGTTTTTTCTGCCTGCTGTTTCATAAATACGACCAGCAGCGCTAATGTTGTAAACATAATTTTCTACTTGAAAGCCATTTTTAAATAATCTATTTTTTCCCTCTTTGTAACCGATGCCACCACGTACATTGGCTTCGTCGTATTTGGGAAATGGGCGATAGTCAACTTTAGATGATATAGGTTTCATCCAGCCTGATAAGACTTTGCTAGGCACGTCAGCCTTTGCTGCAGATTCAACCTGTATCATCTCTGGAGTTACTGCATAACGTATGCGCTTATACATATCTTCATCAATAAAAGACAAACCTTTTAGGACATCATCTACGCCTACGACTTCTGCTGGCATTTCGGATCTCCTTAGCTCTGTCGGTTAGGACTTGTATGATTGCGGCATACATTTCGCTATCCATATCAATAAACTCTTTAGGCGGTATCCCAGTCTCTACGCTCAGCTGTGCGATGCTATAAAGTATTGAATCCCGCTGTATTATTTTTTTTCTTCGTCTAATACCTCGACAGTATCTAAGCTGTCAATAAACTCATCAAACGATAAAGATACTTGACCGCCAGCCCTGCGTAAACATTCCCAAGCCAACCAGAATATATCTGACTGCTTTTCATCTTCACGCAAGGCCTTGCTAATTCCCATACCTCGTTTTAACTCGAAAGCGTACTCGACACCTGGTGTTATCTTATGCTCTGATACTTCACCATTAGCCCTTGTTATCTTTAGCTTTGCCATTA